TTGGGTATTCGCTAGTCCTTCTCCAGCAGGGGGTTCCATTCGATGCCACGTCCGACGAGAACATTCTTATCAAGGACCTTATGGAAGTCATCATGGATGAGACACTTCCGTACAGAAACTCCCCTGAGATACAGGCGTACTTCACTGCGGGGACGGGCGATGATGTCGAACAAATGCTCCATATGCAGACTAGTGAGTGGTTGAGGAAGTATGTTGCTCAGGAGGGTATACAACAGGAAGGGCCTGCTCCTATAGTTGAATTCTATGATCCCGTGTTTGGGAAAGACGTTAATGAGATGACTAATGAGGAGAAAGATAAAGTCTTGTCTATAACGTTAATGTTGGCTGAGCGTATGTACGAGAGAATACTTGTTGCTGCTGGTGGAGATGTCACTGCTGTTGAGAGTATTGTAGCGAACGATTTGGGCAGTTACTTGCCGTCGTTCTGGGAAGAGTATGCTGGGGCTATTATGGAGTACACTGGGTCTACGCGGTATACGTTACCTACGTTGTCGCCGGAAGAACAGACTGTCATGAGGAAGCTACGGACTGACTTCCCTGAGATATTCCCTGACGACAAGACGGCTCTGAGGTATATGGCGCAGAATTATGATACTATGGAGGCAGAGGCCGGTGGTTTAGGGTACACAACGATGGCCGCGTACATGGAGTCAGAAGACTTCGCCTATACTCTTGGAGAAACAGCCCTTCGCCCGACAGACATTCCAGAGGGTATGTTAGCACGGGATATACGACTGGGTAGTGTAGAGAGATTTAGTCTTGGATATACTGTGAATTTGTCAGAGGAAATTCTTGATGTGTTGGATGAGTACGAACAGTTCGTCCGACAGAACGTGGAGAACCCGTACGACCCAGAGGAGTATAAGAAGTTCGTCATGGAGGAGGATGTTGAGAAGTATTTCCAAGATAAGATAGAGACTTTCCGCCCTGAAATGACTGAGGTTGAGGAAGCTATCAACAAGGCCATGTCTGGTATGCCTGCTAGTCAGTGGGCTACAGTGTTTGATGAATACCGTCGTGTTGGGAAAGAGTATTTCGCCGCTAAACGTATGGGGTATGCGGGTACTCTTGAGGGCTATATCATGGGGAAGGGTGTTGAGCCCAAGATGTATACAAATCTTATACTAGCTAACAGGGCTGTGCAATCTCTTGTCCGACAGTACACTGGGGCTGGGGAGTTTCTAAGACAGTATGGTGGGTCGGAGGCGTTTGAACTGTCTCCAGTCGAGGACATTGAGGAGCCTACGACATTCGATGAAATGTGGGCTATGGCTGATGTTGCTGCTAGAACAACCTCTGGACAACGTATTCATGAGCCGTTGAGACAGTATCATATGGGGATACTTAGACAGGATATTGAAGGAAGGACTAGCAGAGCTTATGAGTTGGCACAACGCGTTAGAACAGTATTTCCTCAGTACCTCACGCAGCAAGGGTTCTCATCTAGAGAGATAAGTGTGTTGTCTCCTTACATAACTGAGTTCCAACAGGAGTACTTGGGACGGGCTTTGGCAGCTGCCGGGGATGTTGCTATTGACTCCTTTACGGGGGAAATGTTGAGACGAGAACGCATACCTAGTCCTGAGGAGTATTTGAAAGGTATTAGTCGTGAGAGACTTACTGGGTTAATACCAAGACAAGTTGTAGGACAAGTATACAGGAGAGTGGAATAATGGCGAGTGGGAATTTATTCGATGATATCATACCGGAGGGTATGGGCAGTGGGAATGATCCTAAACCTGATTTGATACCGACTCAGGGGAATACTTCTATAACTCCCATGGCTTCAACACCTACAGAACAACCCCCGTCGTTCTCTATGAAGGGGTTGAAGCCTGTGGCTAACAGAAAGGCCACTCCGGTCAATATGGATTCTCCTATAGTACCTAAGGAAGAGTACAAAGTTAAGGGGACTTCTATGTGGGATAAGGTTTGGGGGACATTCATAGAGAGTCCGGGGAAGGCTATTGGAGAGGCTGTTGAAGCGTATGAGAGTTACGTACAGGACCCTGTATTTGGTTACTTCCTTGGTAATGATGAGACGAGGGCATTGCAGAAGAGGTTGAAGAATGAAGGCACGAATACGTGGCTGGCTTGGGGTGAAGCCTTCGACCAGTCCGAGCAGTTCAGCGAGGGGGAGAAGATGGCTCTCCGTATGCTGGGCGACCCCCTCAATGCTGTTGGTTGGGGTATACTTGGGAAGGTACCTAAGGCTGGGAGATTTCTCGGCAAGATAGATGACGCATTTAATTACTTCAGTGATGTTGTTGTGGACGGGTTGAAGTGGACTGCCAAGGCTCCCGTCGTAGGTGCGAGACGTGTTGTGGATAAGGCTGGTATGAGTAAATTTAGTCTTGTGCCTCCGTCAGTCACTCGTCATACACAGTCGTTTCGTGCTTACTATGATGGGCATGGAATAGTCAGAACAGCTGTGAATAATCAGGCTCGTGATAACAAGGCGTTTATATATGGAGGGAAGGAAAGGACTGCTTCCGTGCTGAAGACGCTGGCAGAGCATAAGAACTTCTCCAAGGCACCAACTGTCATACGCGACTTGAATGAACTCATCACTGTTGGTAGTCTACCCGTCATGGATACGATGAAGAAACATAATGCGTTGTTGACGGCCTCTGACATTACAGGACGGCGGGTAGAAGAGATTGTGGTTGACATATACGATGAGTTGTCCAAGAGGGCTTCTGGAGTCAGAGGCAATATGACTAACGAGCAGACGCAGGGGCGTATATACAATCTTCTTGGGGCTAACGACAACAAGTATGCTGGGAAGTACGCAAAGTCGTTGACAGAGAACACGATGAAGAGGCGTGAGACCTTCATGAATGAGGTTGTCAAGAGAGGATTGACACCTAAGCAGTTCGCCCATGAAGCAGGTCTGAGGTATGCAAATGCTATGGGGGATGTAGCCGTTGCCAAACGTATGAAGCATGTTCAGGGTGTGTGGGGGGATTTTCTTAATAGAGTCGACTGGGTTGAGAGTAACATTATGAGGAAAGCTCTTGACGACTTTTGGAGTAAGCCGTTTGCCCAATCGTATCTGTCGTTTGGCTTCTATGGTCCTATGAATATTGTTGAGGAAGGGTTCCGTTCGTTACTGTCTACTCGTCACGTTGGAGCCGCGACATCTGAGGAAGTTATTGAGAGGGTTGGGGATCTCCCAAACGTCAAGGAGTTCCTCGTCATTGGTGAGACACGGGCGACTATGCCTAGTGAGTTAGGTGTACACGCAGGTGATTTGTCTAAGCCGGGGGGTATTGAACTTCTCAAGGACGCTGTGGAGAACCGCGTCCGTATAGACGGGGCCGCCAGAGGGTTGTCTGATTCAGTTATTGAACGACGTGTTGAGAAGGCGTTGAGGGAGGTTGATGAGAAAGCCCCCGGACTCATAGAGTTGCCCGGTTTCAAGAGAGGAAAGGCCGAGTCTCTTAAAGGTCTCGGTGAGTCATTGAGAAAGGCGGCTGGGGGTAGGAATATACCGTACTTGGACAGAATGGGGAACTACCCCTTGTTCAGGTTCAAACCATTCAGTGATCCTCAGAGGGCTGGTAAGTTCATGTTGGAGCCGACTGGTTTCATTGGGGATGCTATGGGCCATGGGTCTATACTCATGAGTCAGTATACACAGAAGATAAAGAACAGTGCCTTCCTAAGACTGTATGATGATGCCTTGGAGGACTTGCTACTGCGTACTGAGGACGAGTTCTTGGCGGCTAGGAAACAATACGTCGGTGAATTGAACGGGGAGTTGACAGGACTGAAGGGCGATTCGATAATAACCGGGTCAGAAATATTTACCAAGGAGATGCAGAAGTTGAATGCAGGTCTCCGTCAGGTAGCCCTGACTCCAGAAGGCGATCTCATGGCTGTGTTCAACAGGACTGTGAATGCCCAAGGTATACAGAGACGGAGGTTCGAGGAGATACTTGGTAAGTATGGTGAGTTGTCCCACTTCCCAGAGTTCAAGGTGGAGTTGAGGAATCTATACGATGCAGGGGCTAGTTGGGATGACATGGCGAAGTGGGTAGAGACAGAGGGCATTGACACTATATACTCTAATATTGCTCGTCATCCTGCATACATGACGAAGAGGTTGGAGGAGTTCGGGGATATGTTTGTCAAGGCTGCCGACGACGCTGCGACACCTGAAGACCTTGTTGGTATGATGAGTAATTTCCATACGACTGTATACACGTCGGCCATGATGCCGAGTGAGGTCAGACGGGCTGTTGCTAGGCAGGCCAGTTACGTCGGTGACGAGAACATGGATGCTCTGTGGAGGATGACTGATGACTCATTGGATGAGTATGTATTCGCCATGGAGGAAGCCGTGGACAAGATGGCGACAGCCTTGGAGAGAGTTGGAGAAGCCCAAGGGGTTTCACATATTCGAGGCCCTGTAGATACTGCCCGTGCCATGGTAGAGAATACGAGGAAAGCGTGGGAAGAAGCCAATGCGTTTCGGCGTAGCCACTTCGCTCGTAAGAAAGACTTTACGTCTGATGCTTTCTGGTCTGAGTACAGGCAACGTATGGACGATATATGGATTAAACAGGGCAACGATCAGGCTGCACTGACGGGTGAGTTGGTTGGTAAACTCAGTCGATTGACTGGGGACCTTCGCAATCTTCCATCGCAAGCTCCTATACCCATGGGTGTCAGAGGGAGACCACGAAATATCAGTATGGAAGAGTTGTCTAAACGCATGGGGGGATCATCGAATGAACTCCGTAGGGCTCTAGTGGAGAACTTGGCTTTGTTGGACGAGGACAATTTCACACAGTACGTCATGACATACCTTAGAGAAACTGGGCAGATGAAGGGCGTGAATGAGAAAGTCATACGACGTATACATAAGCAGTTGTCTGGTGAACGCGGTGGTATGACTACTATAGCTGGGCCGAAGGAGATAGAAGCTGCCAACCTCGCCAGTGATCTCCGAGGGGTTTCTATTACGAATGTCTACAATGAGAAAGCCATTGAAGCTGCACGCCAACGTGTACAGAATATGCAGACATTTGTTGACAGTAAGAGGGCGGCTGATCCGAAGCTGTTTGAGAACTTGAAGGAAATGAGGACTCAAGCCGTCGATATAGCCAATAAGGAGTTGGAGAAGAACTTCGTCATGTACGATAACCCGACGGCCCTTAACTCCTTCATGCGGCACTTCTTCCCGTTCTGGACGTATGAGGCTAGTCGTCCTGAGTGGCTGGCTCGTATGAGTATACGTCACCCTTGGATACCGACGCAGACAGGGCGCTTTTACGACATGGACGAGGAACTAGGTATTAGTGGTGGGGGAACTGGTTATTTACAGATCGCCAAGGAGTTACAGATAATGCCGCTTAGGGGGACTATATTCGGTATGACGGCGACACTGACCAAACCCGATTACCCCGCTGTCATGAGTGGGCCTGTGTTCGAGGCCATAGATGACATGCAGAGGTATGGGTTTTATCTGGGCGCACCGGGGCAATCCGTCCTTGCTGTGACACGTATGCTTCAGGGGGGTCCAGCCGAGACAGGTAATATTATACCACCCCTGCACGAGACAGGGCTTAACATCCTCATAGCCGCTGGTAGTACACATGCCAGAGATTTACATGAGAAGTTGTTCCCCAACAAGTTCAGGGACTACAGTATAAACCAATGGTTAGAGGGTCATCATGGTATACGCCTGTTTGACCTTGAGGCCGAGTTGGAGGAGTTAAATGGTATAGACCTTGGGGATATATCTCCTGAAAAAGCCGCTGAGATAGAGACACGCAAGTCTGAGTTGAACAATATAAAAGACGACGCCTACAGACAGGTAGCTAAGTATGATATCATTGGCACTCAGACAGGTATGACTCGTATGCGGGATGAGGACAGAGTAGAGGCTGAGAACGCGAGGGCTAGTATGTGGGTGGATATTGTAGGCAGTCGTATAGGGAAGGACGAGGACTACTACAGGAACTTGCTGAAGTACGGCAACGATCCTTGGTCGATGCACTCCAACGAAATCACACCTGACATGTGGGCCATCATCAACGAAAGCTGGCCCATGAAGTACAAGGGTATTGCCAGTGAATTGAGGTCACAGGAACCTGAAGCCACAATAACCCGCCAACAGAACGAACTCCGTCGAAAGACAGACGAGTGGAAATCATGGAGATATAAGGCTTTGACATCGTTGTGGAAAGAGTTTGTCAGCAGTGGGCAATTATCCAATACTGTCTTGAGGGAGAAGATAGGCGACATCAACACTGAATACTTTGCTGAGATGGAGAGGTTATACGGCAAGAAGGAGATGGTTGACGGTAAGCTACAGTGGGCCATCGATCCTATTACTGGAGAGCCTATGTATGGTGAGTACGGATGGGTTGTCGAAGACGGTAAATATATACAAGGTATTCCTATAGGCTGGGATGATATGGTAGAGTACAATGAGATACTTGGGCGTGTTGGTCCTATGTCTCCCCCACATCCTCTACAGACGTACTTGGATACGTACTATAGTATTAACCCATCAGCTTATACATTACCGGATGGAAGTGTCGACTGGGATACAGTGTACTCCAAGAAGGACGAAATTGAAGAGGCTATACCGGACTACTGGAGGGAGTCTTGGGAGGAGATGAAGGGACGTTTTCTTCCTGAGCCTGAAAGACTTGCCATGGAAGCTCGTAATGGTGTACTACGACAATACTGGAATCTCTGGGGTGACATACTGAAGGCATACTCCCCGATGGACAGATCGCTGATATCCAAGGCGGATCATTCAAATGATCCAGAAGTACGCGACGCCCTCCAAGACTCTGATGTGTACAAGGACTTCAGGAAGAAGTTGCGTGAGGCTCGTGAGCTTATGAGGATAGCCAACCCCGAAGTCGATTACTACCTGTGGTTTTACGGGTATACCGAGAAAGGTGTCGGCGGTGAGGCTGTCCCCCTGTATTACAACGATGGTATACATAATTGGGGGAAGACACCGCCGGGGTATGGTGAGTATGAGACGTGGGCTCCTACATACGAGGACAGAGAACGTGAAGTCCTCCTCAGACGAGCCAAGGAACTCGGTGTTGAGGAATGGCTTAGGGCAGACGACGAAGGTGCTATACCACCGTATTGACAAATGTTTATGACAATGGTATAATAAGAATTTGAAATCAAAAACAGGAGGATTTATGTCAGAGGAAAACGGTGGGACCGCAGACCTAATTGGACAGGCTATGGAGGGAACTGTCTACCAGCACGCCAAAGATCAGCGCATGGTAGTATTCAATGAGACTGAATATGTTCCCAACGCAGACCTAATATCCATGAAGGAGTCTCTGACCCGACAAAGAGACGAAGCGTTGGCAGCGCAAAGTCAGAGCAAGGAGACGTTACAAGCCTTGGAATCGCAAGTCTCCGACTTTCAAAGTAAGTTGTCGTTGTCCGAGGGGTCACTGGACGACGCTCGTAAGCAAATACTTGCGACGCAGGACAACCTGAGTAAGAGGGATGCCGCTATGAAGAAAGCCATGGCCGACCTTGAAGTTCAGAAGATAGCCCTACAGGAACGGGAACTGACCATTGAAAGAACGCGAATAGCAAGAGAGTACGGGATAGATGAGGAAGTCCTGAAGGAGTTTAAGAACCCTAAGGATATGGAGATAATGGCCCTTAAGAAGACCAAGGAGATGAACCAAACACCTCCAGTCAAAATGCCTCCTTCACCTGTACCGGGCGGGAATGTGGGAAACATACCCGACCCCCTCACGGCAGCTAAGAACATAATCAGTATGTCGAAGCATGTCGGTGCTATACCTTCCAAGGTAACTTAATAGGAGGAAGATATGGCTAGTGCTGGTGGACATTGGGATAGCCTTGCTGAGTGTCAGAAACTTACTCAGAGTATGCTCATTCCCGGTGTCATAGAAGAGACCATTAAGAGGGGTAACATCCTCGAATACGCTCCTGTTGCTCAGGCTGCCAACAGCGGTAAGTCTATTAAATGGCTACGGGAGAATGCCACGACTGAGGACGACGTTGCGGATATAACTATTGGTGAACAGCTTAGTTGGACTGAGGGTGTCACGTACACTGAGGTCGAGACCGAGTTGAAGATCAGTTACCTCCAGCGCAAACTCGACAACTTCGTGGAGTCCATCTACGGCAACATCAACAACTACCAAGCCCAGAAGCTCAAAGAGATGCAGAAGGGTGTCATGTTGAAGTTGGGCGACAAGATGATATATGACGACATCACTTACGGTGGGGCCAAGCAGGTCGACGGTATACACGCACTCGCGGCTGAACAGAATGGCACCAACTTGGATATTGACGAGGGTGAGGGCGCTCTGTCCTTGCGTAACCTCCGAATTCTGTTGGATGCTATGCAGTACGGGTGCGATATGTTTTATGTCCCGTTTGAACTGGGCCGACGTATTGATGCGTCATACCAAGAGGCGGGTATCGCCAGTTATGTCGGCATGGGTCAGGCCAATACTGGACAGGGTTCCGATGCACGGGCTAAGTATAGCTCCGGTACCCAGATGTACTCGATTTTCGGCATCAAGTTCGGTCAGGTCATGATGCAGCAGCCGGGTCTGTCGGTCGGCTTCGGTGGAACCAGCGGGTTCGGACAGTTCTTCAAGGTTGTCGTGTTCGATGAGCTTGAGGACTTTGACGCTGGAGGAATTCGAGTGGTCACTTACACTACACCTATGTTGGGTAGTACTAAGTGTCTCGGTCGAATCCATGATATTACTGACGCTGCGGTGACTGCATAAGGAGGGCTATGATGGGTAGACGAAACTTTGATATACGACAAAATCCTAAAGGTATGGTCATAATCCCCGGCTACATCACCTCAGACGTGCTGGAATCCTTCGACATGGTTGACGTTAACCCCTACGCGGAGAGCGCCTCTCAGGAGTTCCCGCTGGGGTCGCTGTTAATCTGGGGGGATAGGAAGTTCCGGTATGCCAAGGCGGGAGCAACTGCCCCCGGTATTGGTGTACCTACGCAGCAGGCCAAGACGCTTCATGCTGATGCTGATGACGCCTTGGCTGTAGCCGTCAGTGCTGCTGCTGGGGATACTACACTCTCTATTACGGGTACTACTAACCTGTCGAGTACTGCCAACATTTACGCAGAGGGCTATGTCTTCGCGGACAGTAAGGAAGCTGGTGGGGGTCAGATGTATCGCATCAAATCCCACGTCGCTTTGAACGCTGCTGCCACGAAGGTAATCACACTGTACGATCCGATAGTCACGGCGTTGACGGCTGGCACGGATACGGTGGGTTTGATACAGAACCCGTACAAGAGTGTCATTGCTGCTGAAGCTGTTGTGTCAGGGGCGATACTGGGCATCCCGCCCATTAGTCCTACGAATGCCTACTACTTCTGGTTACAGACAGGCGGTCCTGCTGCGGTCTTATGTAATGCAGAGATAGCGCTGGGTACTGAGGCTGTGGCTGGTACGAGTGCTGGTGAGGCTGACCCGGCTGCTGCTGCTACGACTGAGTTGAAGATTGGTAACATGATGACTCTGGGTGTAGCTAATAAGTACAATGCGATATTCCTAACACTCGACTAGACTAAGATAGAGAGACCAAGAGGGGGGTCAGAAATGACCCCCCTTCCACTATACCGAGGAGGGTGATATGCCTAAGACATTTTCAGGCCCTTGGGTCACTGCCACTATTGACGTTTCTGAAGACAATGACTTGACTGACGAGATTGATCTTCAAGACGAGTACCAGTACATTGAGATTTTC